ATAAACTATTTAATACAGAAATAAACTTTGGAGTAATTTTAGTTTCTGTGCAAGACGGAACTACACAAGAATTTACAACAACTGGTTATGGTTTTGAAAACCACAAAAAAGCATGGCTCAAACGAGTTGACGATTTTTATGCAGAGGGTGGTCTACCCACTCCTAGCACTGGGTCTAGTGGAAACAAAGACTGAAGCATTTGTTTACTATTTGACGGAGTTGGTGGACTAGCGGAACTTAAAAGTTGTGATGGTATTGCTGTGTCAAGTCCTCTGGTTGGTGGTCCTTGTGGTGGGAGGTTTGAAGGACTGTAAGGTAAAGAACCTGTGGGCTCTATAACTGGAGGAAGATCCATTTGAATTATCTCCTCTTCAGGATATTCTGTTTC